TTGTAGGCTATAAAAGATTTCTGATAACTTGAGTTTCATAATTATAATATAACTATTTTAACATCATTTGTCAATACTATTTTTTTTCGCCGTTAAATTGTGGTGGAAAATTACTAAAATCTTTTATGCCATAATGAACATCGTTAACATGCTTATCCATTGCAGCTAAGTCGTTATTAAATTTAATAGCTAGATCGTTAATAGTAGAAAATTCAGCATTAATCTGTTCTAAAGCCTTTTTACCCTGATACATGTCTACTGTAACAAGAACACAAAGCATAATGTTAGTTACAATGAATAAAAAATATACAAATCTATCAATCATTTACACCACCACTCTTCCCAGGGAAACACAATCCATTCGTCTTTTTCCGCCTTATTAATATTAAGTGAACTATAATTAATATCTGCTTCACTTGCTTCATTATTAATTGGAACAGCACCGCGAACACTAGACCCCCAAACTGTATACCAACGCGGATCCATTGGTAAAGCATTAGCAGGCCAATCATTCTTAACCCAATTAATTGTAGCACCACTATCATTGATATCGTCTACAATTAGAATCTTCTTGAGGTTATAAGCATCTTCTGCCATCCAAGCATTAGATTCACAATCACCATCGCCATCTCGCAAGCGAACATCGAGACTATATGTCTTAATGCCTAGCATCTTGCCTAACATAGTAGCAGGAAGATTCCCACCACTATGTAAGCCTACAATATAATCAGGTTTCCAATTATCGCGATATAGTTGAACAGCAATATTGTTGACATGTTTCTCAATATCGTGCCAAGTTAAGTATGTCTTAGGAGTCACCGTTTTTCCTTGCCTCGTAATCGTCTTTTGTTAGATTATAAACTGCCTTAAAGTTTTCAAAGGCTTTTTCCATTGCTGGATACATTTTACACATTTCTTCAACTTTTGTCAAGTCAGGCATTACATCTATAAATTCTCTAAATTTAAAATCATTTATTTGAGCAAAATACTCATCAAGAGCATTATTGTTTACTGTATATGTAGGTGTTGTACCAGCATTCCACATAGCAGTATCAACAGTTGATGACGAATCTATTGTTATTGTGCTAATTGTACCTGTTGGAGTTGTGTAATACATTGTGTTAGCAGTAGTGTCATAAAAATAATCATTATTATTTGTTGCCATTTTCTTCTCCAGAAAGCATTGCTTCTAATAGTTTATAGTGGTCATATGCTTTCTTTAATGCCGCATACTTCTCATGCTTCTCGAAATTTGGAGTAATAATTAAAAATCTTTCTTTCAACACATTTATAAGTTCGCCTAATTCATTAAGATCAATTTTAACTTTGTCTGTAGAGATACTTGGAGTTGGCCCGCTTATATGAACTGTACCATAACCTGGCATTGTATTAATTGTACTGTAAGTATTTGGATTATATACACCAGTAGTTGCTGGACTTGCTATTCCTATACCAGTTGTTGAGATATTTGGAATATATGTTCCAGTGCCGCCACCTGTTATACCTGTTGTAGGCCCACTTGCATAACCGCCATTTGGTACGGTAGTTCCTATGTGAGTTGTTGGTGTTGTATAAGGCAAAGTGGAAGGAGTGGTTTGACCCACTCCTGCAAAAGTTCCTCCACCTGTGCTTGTTGATGTTGCGCTTGCTGATGTACTACTTGCGTTATTACCTGTAAAAAGATTTCCTAACCATGACATTCTATTTCATCCTCGCTACTATGTTGAAGAATTCCTGCTTTAAGTGCGGATCTTCTCTGAACTTGCCACGCATAATCGAGGTAGTCATATCGCTCTCATGTTCTTTCACGCCTCTTTGTGTCATACACAAATGTTCAGCTTGAACAAGGATAGCAACACCTTCTGCTTCTGTTACACGCTCAATCTCATCAGCAATCTGAACAGTCATTTCCTCTTGAATTTGCGGACGACTTGCGATCCAGTCTGTAATGCGATTAAATTTACTTAGTCCGATAACATTCTTGCCTGGAAAAACACCAATATAAGCTCTACCCTGAATAGCCTGGAAATGATGGGCGCAAGTAGAACGAATTGTAATTGGACCAGTTACATAAAGTTCGTCATAAGCATTGGCATTTGGAAATGCAGTAACCTTGGGCTTTGCTTCATAACGACCAGCAAAGATTTCGTTCATAAACATCTTAGCAACACGGTGAGCAGTATCATTTGTATTATGATCATTTTCTGTATCAATGACAAGACTCTCAAGCACCTTCTTCATGTTTTCTTCGACTTCTGCTAAAAGCAAATCGTGTTCCTCAGGAAGGATATGTTCGCTAATATTATCATTACAAAAAAATCTAACGCCCTTTTCGCGTAAGCGATTAGCGATAGTAGTAGAAGTACCGTTACATGTACAGTTTGTCATTGTTGTCATTTTTTCTTTCTCCGATGTTAAGGCAGTGGATTGCCATTAATTTAATTGTATACTATTTAGATTTGAGAGTCAATAATTGTCTTATAAAGAGCAGCACCGTTAAAGTATTTTTCACCAACCTTCTCACTAGCGACTCTACATTGGTAAATCATATTAGTCATATTTTCTTCACTATAAGCATCGAGAATACCTCTAATAACTTTTATAAGTTTCTTTTTATGTCTTTGATAAGAATCAAAATTCTTTGTCCAAAGACTTGGATAAAGAGCACTTTCAGGCCACATTTCTTTAT